TGTGTTATGCTGCTGGAGATAGGCATGAAATCCCATCGCACCGAGGCCAATTGATCTCTCTTGCGAAGCAGAAAATTTCGCACGATGCAACTCATTTGGTGCACTCTCAATGAAATCTTGTAATATATTATCAAGCATTCGTATAAGATCAGGAATAAACTCTTTGCAATCATGCCACTCATCAAATTTCTCCAGATTTACACTTGATAGGCAGCATACAGCAGTCCTTTCATCATTAGTAGGTAGGGTTATTTCACTACATAAATTACTTTGATTAACTTTTAGTCCTAACTCCTTTTGAAACTCTGGTAACCCTTCGTTTACAGTATCCCCAAACATAATGTAAGGTTCCCCTGTCTCCACTCTATTTTGTATTAACTTAACCCATAGAGTTTTAGCGGCTACTGTTTTCTTTACTTCTTTTGAGTGAGGATCTATTAGATCCCAACTATCATCAAATGATTCTTCCTGAGTAGCCTTAGCGATAAGCTCCATAAATTCATTTGGAATTATAACAGCGTGATGTAAATTAATAGACTTCCTATTAATATCACCTCCAGTAGGCTTTCGTACATCGAGGAATTCCTCGATTTCAGGATGAGATATTGGCAAATAGGCTGCATAGCTTCCCCTTCTTGTTATTCCTTGACTGAAAGCAAGCATTTCCGCGTCCACTACTTTTAGAAATGGTATCACTCCAGTACTCTCACTTCCGTGAGATGTTTTAGACCCAACACTTCGTAGGTCCCCCCAAAATCCGCCAATCCCGCCTCCGACAGAGGACAACCAGGCGTTTTCCGTATAATGTTCTGTAATTCCACCCCGACTATCGGGAATGTAATTAAGGAAACAACTTATCGGAAGTCCACGGGTAGTTCCCCCATTTGACAGAACTGGCGTGGAAAACATAAACCACATCTTACTTGCGTAATCATACAAACGTTGCGCCATTTCGTCATCATCAGAAAAAGTTATGGCAGCTCTCGCAAATGCGTCCTGTGGGGAAGTTTCCCCTTCTGTTAAATATCGATCTTCTACTGTTCTTATACTAAATTCCGGCAGAGACTCGTCCCTGCTGTAATCAATTTTAATCATATTAACCCTTAAATATGCTTTGACATTTTTTCTCGATGTCAAGAATGTTATCCTCCCCTATAGCATCCTCACAATATGCTATTAAATCCATCAATTGATAATTCCTTAGTAGAATATCGGGCATCTCATTAAGAGTTTGTATATATTTATACTTGCTCTCAATAGGACACGCATCATATATGTCAAATGCTGAACCATACTCTTGTACCAGAATTTCTGCGCGCTTTGGACCGATTCCTGGAATACCAGGTATGTTGTCCCCGCTATCGCCGGTCAGACACTTCACTGTAATATAGTCCTCTACTTTAAAATTATGTGTATCTTTCCATGTTTCAGATGTTGTTTCCTTTCTATTGACATATGAAAATCTTGATACATTATGATTAATTAGCAAGTCCCAATCACGATCAGAACTTATCAACCATACATGAGTTGCATTTTTTAGATTTTGTACTAAGTAAGCAGCTATATCATCTGCTTCAACTCCTTCATATTGTAAAACAATATACTTCTCAGACAGTAAATTAAGAGTCGCTCTTATTTCTTCGTAAAAACGAATAAAAGTATCTTTTTCCTCTTGAGTTTGTCTAGCGTATCTTTCTTTACGATCTAATTTATATTCAGGATATATTTTTTTACGGTACTTGCTACTTCCTAAATCTGCGGTAATTACTATAGTTCCACAGTTATATGAGGTAGCAAAAGATTCTACCGTTCTTAAATACTCCTCCTTAAACTCTTGTTTACCTTGGTGCTTCCATCTAAACCCTAAGTTTAAAGAATCTACTATTAATATTCTATTTTTATCTCGCTCCACTAACTGCTTAAATGTTTTGACCATTAATAAACCTCGGTTTTTCACTAAGTAACCAATGTTCAGCTACTAATACATAACAATTCAAATGCCCGACAAACATATAATGTTTGGTGTTCTCTGGCTTATCTCTAGTACCTACAAATATTTTTGAGCGATTATACTTAAAAAATAAGAGAGGTTTTCTATTAGTCTTTTTAGCTTGATTTTCTGCTTGACTCCACCAGCTAATAAATTCACTAGATTTATTAGTTAAAACTTTATCATCAAAATGTGAGTTTTTATAAAACTTAACTTCAATACAATAGTTTATTGCTGTGTCAGGTATAAATAAATCTCCTTTCATAAAGGGTAAAGCCCCCGACATGGGTACTCTTTCAAACTCTAACCCTGTGTGTTTTCTAAGTAATTCTCGTACTTGTTTTTCCCCTTCTGCGCCTTTGGCTCGGGAATCAACCATTCTTTTTCTCCTTTATTCTAACCTACTTATATCATTTTCTTTAATCACTTCTATTTTCTCCAGAAGTGGATGAGTCCAACCGTGAGATACTATATAAGTATTTAGTCCTTCTTCTGCAAGTAAAACTTCTACTAACTTCTCTCGTCCCATCTCATCTAATACATTTATTACTTCATCTAAAAATAATACATTTATTCTACTTTTAGAAATACTACTCATTAATTTTCGTATTGCAACTAATGTAGCGGTGTTTACTCTTGCTAACTCCCCACTACTGAGTGCAAGAATATCCACTGAATTTCCATTATCAGATAGATCAACATTAAATTTATCATTTGCAACTACAAAATTTATGTTAAAGCGTCCATCACTTAGTTCTGCTAAGTATTCGTTAGCTAAATCTTCTAATTCTTTTACTAGGTTTTCTAGTTTATAAGCAACTAACCCATTTGTAGAGAAAGACCTCTTTAAGACTTCGAGATTATTGAAGACTTTTTCTTGTTTAAGTAAGCTTTTCTTAACTCCTTCAAGTTCTTTTTCAAATTCTCTGGTTTGTTCGAGAATGACTTGAATTCTTGTGTTATGCTGCTCTCTTTGGGTGTTTTCATCTATAATCTCCCTTAATTGAGTTTTGGTTTTAGTAATAGACTTTTTTAATTCATCTATCTTTGCACTCAATTCCTCCCCATCTAATATTCTTTCAGGTAGACCGTGGTCTACTCTAGTAACTATATCTTCAAACTCTTTTTGTTTTTTAATTTTAGTATTTATTATAGAGTTTAATTGTTTAATTTCTGCTACGACCGCTTCGTTGTGGACGTTGTCGATTTCCGCCTTTTGGTTTTTTATTAGGCTTAGGCTTTTTAGGCTTTGAATAACCTCGGAATTTACTTTCTGATGGCATGTTGGGCATTCCTCTTTAAGACCCTCTAAATGAGTAATCTCCTTAATAGAATCTTTTAAAATTCGTTTATTAGCTCCTATATCAGCCATTATATCGTCATATGACTGTATTCCTTTCTGCTCCTCCCCTACTAGTGTAAAATCGGTAGTATCAATACTCTCAAGTAGTTCCTTGTACGTATTATTTACTCTAATTTTCTGATTTTTTTGACGAATATTTTCAAAGTCTATTGTTAATAGGCTTAATGCCTTCTCATCTTCATTCGAATTTTCTGGTAAGTTTAACTTTGATAATAGATTAGTATCACTCAATTTATTATCATGTAACCATTTTATAATAGTATTAGAAGTTCCAGTTAGTTCATTTATTCCCACAGTAACTTTTTTGGAAATACTTCTAAACACCTCATAATACTTTATATACTCATTAATTCCGAATAAATCAACTAAAAATTTCTTTCTATTTGCATCTGTAGCGGTTAAAAATTGAAGACTTGCATTTGTACTTTGATACACTAATTGTGAAAAAGTCTTAAAATCTAACCCTAATATTCCTTCTATAGTTTTATATGTATTTGTAGCAGTATGACTAGAAATATCTTCTTTATTAGAAAATAACTTAACTTTTATACTACCTCTACTTCTACGTACTTCTACCCTATAGGACTTAGTCTCTACAGAAAAGTCTAAAAATATATTATAACCCTTATTATAAGCTCTGTTCTGAATATCTGCTTTTTTAATACCTTTTGAATTTTTATTAAACAAAGCCTCTTCAATTATAAGTGGAATTGAAGATTTACCTGTTCCATTAGTACCTACCAATTGTGTTAAGGTACTAGCGTTTAAATTTATAGAATTATTACTTCCGTAACTAAAACAGTTATCCCACTGCAATTTCTTTAGCGTAATCATGAAATGTACTTAATATATCCTTAACTTTATTATTTTCCAATTCTAGAATATAACTTAAATATTCTACTAGCTCCTCTTCCATTGTCATATCCTTATCTAAGATAAGAGCAGCTTCTGTTTTTCTTCTTACTATTTTTTTATCTAATAAATCTGAATTTGCTACAGAGGATAAGTCTGCAATATTCCCTTCTAATTCGTATATTGTATGATGGTATGTTGTAGGAACCATCTCTTTCTCATTAGAAACTGTTTTTCTAATTAGTTGTGGAAGATTAAATTTTTTCCACTCCCAATTTATTCCTACATTACCCTCTATAATTATATAGCCTGTATCTACTAAATTTCTATGAAATTGAGTAGTCATAGGACTACCTGGGTATACAATATTTAATTGTGTATTTAAATGACTATGTAAGTCTCCAGCGTATACTACTGGAAATTGTGCAAATCTTTTTAGATCTACTTCTGGTGTAACATGTGGAGGTATAGCTCCCCTAACGTGGGTGAATAATGGCTTTCTTATGCTAAAATCTTTAGTGTGCCATTTTCCATGTAGCGCACAGTAGGGAAGCACCCCGAATCTTGCTTCATTATGAATACAATCGATTATGCTTACTAATGAGTTCACCTCCTTCGTAGCGCTTTTAAGTTGACTTAAAAATGTACTATTTTTCTTAGTGGCCTCATGGTTTCCATCATAGATTAATGTTCTGATTGAAACCTTGCTAACAAATTCAAAATATAATTCTAATTCCTCCATCGTAGGAACTCTGTCAAACAGATCCCCTCCAATGATGTGAAGCTTAACTTCTTTCTCTAATTTATATATTTCATTAAAAAAAGTTTGATACCGTTTACGCGCCCATTCTATTGGAACATTTTTTTGTCCCAGTTTTAAATGCCAGTCGGCTGTAAATAGTATCGGGTAGGATACTACCACGGAAGGTCTTCTTTACTGAGTTCCGACTGTACTTCTGCAGGAATTTCAACACTTGTACCAGCAATACGATCTAAAAGATCCTTTTGAGCTTCAGGTGTAGGACGTGGCAATACATCGTCCATAGATTTAAGTTCTTTTACTAGTACTTTTTCTTCATCACCTAAAGCACGGGTTTTACAGCGAAGAACTTGTAGTTGGTACTCTACATTAAATACGTTCGGTCCGGTTTTTACTCGCTTGAAATTTATATCCCAGCCAGTTTCAGTATCCGTAGGATCTCCAAGATCCTCTGCTGCTAACATAATCTGTTCCAGCAATTTTTTCTTTAAGTTAAGAACTTTAACTTCTCCGTCGTGAAGACATTGAATAGCATAAGCCCAGCCGCACTTCATTTCAGGATTGTACTTACGAACCCAATCTGTCTCAATATTATCAAACGCTTCTTTATCACGGTTGAATCCTAAACATTCCATTGGAATATTTTTCCCGTTTTCTCCTTTAATCCAATAGACATATCGAGGTAGTATATCACCAACCATTCTAACACTGTTATCTCCCTCTTTATATGTGTATTGTACTATTGACGACTTTTGGGCCGCCCCTTTTGAATCAGCAAATTTTATTGCCATTTTATTTTTCTCCTTGTGGCTTCTCAAATAGGAAATGAATTTTTCCATCTTCTATATTAAGTAGACTGTTATTTTTTATAATTTCCTCTTTCACTGGTGAGTGTAAAAGGTCTAGGGTTGCATCTTTAGTTTCTAAGTAGTTACTCAAATTACGAAAACTCGCAAGATGAATATAATGAAGCCACTCTAAACTTCGATGGCTTCTTCTTTCAGTAAATATCATTTCTGGATGTATCAAAAATGAGTCTCCTGAAAAATCTTTTTGGTAATACTTATAAAGTATATCCTTAGTGTTCTTTGGTATTGATTTAAATGTTAGCAAATGAAGAATGGCAAATATATTATTAGATTTACCTTCTGAATGCTGAATTATTTTTTTCCAATTAAACAGTATCATATATTATATCAAAAATCGCCGTGTCTGTCAAGAACTATTTTTTCAAATGTTTTCTATTTTGTAGCCTTGCTTTATATAGTAACCAGCCCTATTATTCGCCTGCTTTCTAGCCGTGTTACCCTTTAGATTTATATCTACTATAGTGGGAGTTCTCTTTCCTTCTTTTACTCTTATTATTCTACCTATTAATTGGGTTAATAAAGGCTCATTATTAACAGGGGTTCCTAAAACTAAACAACTAAGAGCGTCTAAAGATATACCCTCTGAAAATATTGATTGTGTCCCATATAATATATCTTTATCCTCATTTATGCGTTCCATCATTGCGGGCCTCTCTTCATGCGGAGTTGCCCCAGTAATTACTATTGCGTTATCTCCACTTAACTTAGCACAATTCTTTAAAAACTCTACACGGTCTGCTACTACTAATACTTTGTGTCCTTTTGCTGCGTATGCGCTTGCTATCAGGGCTATCGTATGTTGATATTCATCATTATATGCTAACTGGTTTATCTTCCTAGCCCAGGGAATATCC